CGCAGCGGCACGAAGCGGATGGCGTCATTCAGCAGAACGAAACTTGCGCCGGCATTGTGCGCGCCCGGCGTGGTGTCCAGCCGACCACGCAGCAGCCCGGAGAGCGTGTATTCGCTCGGCGCTGTTTCCACGGCGTTCTGGAATTGCACGATTTCCGCAGTGCCGTCCGCATACAGGATCGCTGCGGAATTGGCCTCGCGCAGCAGCCCGTCCATGTCGGTTGAATCAAGCCCTGGCGAAAGTGGGTTGAGCTTCACCATGATCTGATTCACTTCGTCCATGCCGTAGCGGCTGGCAGAGCCGACGGATTCCAGCAACGTGCCGATCGTGGCCGCAGCCGAAACGCTGACGCCGGTATCGGTGAACGTCACGCCATCGCGCGACATTTGCAGCAGCGCACCGCGCCACCCCTCCAGCAGCCCGGACGCGGCCCAATAGATGCCCGCCTTGTCGTCCTCGTCGCGCAGAACCGGAAGGTTCATAAACGCGGAAACAGTTGGGCCGCGCACGAACCCTTCGCTATCCGGCGGCGGCACGCCCTCGGTGCCAACCGCAGTTGACTGATAGCTGCTGACGCGATCATAGGTCGCGCTCTCGAACACCACCTTCAAGCCCTCGACGCGCATCTGATCGACGCGGTAGCGCCGCCCACGGAACTGCACAATGTCGGAGTTGACCGCGCCGATGTATTCCAGCGGTGCCGCCAGCGTGCGGGTGTCCTCGGCATTGAGCCACGCCAGCTTGTGCTGCTTCACAACGGCCTGTTTCGCCTCGGTGGCAGTCATCACAAGCTGCCCCATGCTGATCTTTTCCTCGCCCACCACGCGCACGTCAGCGGAATAGCGTTCGCTGATCTGCGTGGTTTCCTTGTAATCGAGGCTCGGATCGCTGTAGGCAAGGTGCAGCTTGCGCGGCAGGGACACCGTATCGTCTTGCATGGACTGCTCATAGTCCGAGTCCATCGCAATCAGATCATCTTCCGGCAGCGTCCAGTCCACGTCACGGCCGCGCTTGATCGCGTGGATTTGCCCGTCATAGCTTGGCAGGTCGAACGTCCACACGCGGCGCAGCGGGTCGCAGGCTTCGGCCACGGTCACGGCTGCGTCCTGGATCGCATAGCCGCGCACAGTGTCGCCTTCCAGCGCGGCAAGGTCGAACTCGGCGTCGGAAAGCTGCGGTGCGCCCAGCTTGTGCAGCTTGCGCACAACCTGATCCAGCGGAGCGCCGCACTCCGTCCCTTCGCCGAGGCTGGGACCGATAATGCTGCCGTCGGGCGCGACGTAATAACCGGGCGCGTCCGGGATTGCTACGCCGGACGCATTGGCAGACGAAATACCGGATGTTTCGGTCCCCGTTCTATCGACTTCCGCCCACGATACCAAGTCCGCCGAAATATAAAAGTGGATCGAACTGTCGAGCGAATAATATGCCGCCACAATCACCGATTGTGTTATTGGGTCATAGGCAACCTGCTGTTTGTACTGCCACCCGCCTGCTATTACCGGCAACGGAAGCGTAATCTTCGCAAACGTCTCGCCGTTATCCGTGGATTTGTAGAACCCGGAATCGGAAGCGATTATCCACCTGCTATTTCCGGCATACAAGACCTGTGACGCAACCCCGGTATGCGAGCCGCTAAACGTCGAGTAATTCCATGTAGCGCCAAAATCATCCGAATATGCAGCCGGGAGTCCATTGTCCGATGACCCGCTGACGACAACTCTATCATCCGTCGGCGACGCATCCATTGCAACGGCGGCAGTGTAAAACCGGGGATAGGCCAAGTTGCTATAAATGTCACCAGCGCGCGACCAATTCCCGAGGTTATCGCGTTTCCAGAACGACCCATAGCTGTTGCAGGCAATCACTTGACCATTCGCAGCGGCAACATCCAGCACGTTGGAGTCGATGAACCCGGAAGAAAATGTTGTGCTTGTCGACCACGAGCCTGCCACAAGTGAATACACAACGTTTGTGTTCGCGGCGACGATCCATTCGTCTCCAGCGATAGCGTTTCCACGAATGTTTGATCCACCAGGCCACACGGGGCCGTCAACCCACGTCGAAAGGTCTAGGGATTTCCTACATGTGCCGCCAATTATAATTGCGTTGTAGCTGCCGTCAGGCATCGCGGCGAATGCTACTATCGAGGTGGTGTTGACCGGCGTAACTACGGCGTCAGAGCTTCCGATTAACGTGCCGGAAGACGAGATAGGACGGACAATCGCTCGAGTACCTACAACCGCTTGTCCTGTCCCAACGAATGCCGGGAAATTAGCGCCGGTCGGCACAATCGCGCACGCCGAGACAAGGAAGCGATAGGTCGGGATGCGCCCACGCGGCTTGTCGTCAACGTCAACCATCAAATCTTCATCATGGACGACCATGATGCAGCTACCGCGATACGCCGGGACGTTGCCCACGCCATGTATCGCTTCGAGTTCTGGCGGCGGCATCTGATCCTCGCCGCCGAAGTAGAATGTTTTGTTGGCGAGCCACTTCGCGCTGTCGGCAGCAGATAGCTGCGCGTCCGGTCGCACGTCATAGACGGGTTTTTCGTCCTCCCAGACAGCGATCACGCCGCTGACCTTCGTGCCGCGCAACTCGGAGGAATCGCAGATTTCGATGGCGTAGGTCAGGATCGCGGTGTCGCGTTCGACTTCCGGCCCGCCCTTGCCACCCTCTTTCTTCGTGCCGATGCGCGGCCCGCCCGGTTCGGCGTCCAACAGGTTGCCGGTAACGGTGGCGGTGCCGAAGATCACGGCGCGGCCCAGCCCGTCCGACGATCCTTGCAACTGCTGGTTCTGCCATTGCGCGCCCTGGATGGTTTGCGGGTCAACGATGCCGCCGACCACGCTGCCGATCATCCAACCCCATTGCGCGCCGGCGGGGCCGCCGATGGCAAACCCAATCAAGCCGCCAGCAATGCCACCTAGAGTGCTGCCACTCACAGCTTCCACCCCTTCACGATGCGGTCAGCCCAAAGGGCGAGCGGCTGTTCGCAGACGACGCCAGTGCCGCCGTTGTATGCGTGGATAAGCGTTCCCTCGCGGGTGATGTAGCCGACGTGCGACGGCTGGCGCACCATGCGAATCAGCACGACGCAGCCCGGCCCCGGCTCGCATGGCTGGCCCAGCCGCTCGGTGATCTTGGCTTCAAGCGTCCCGTCCGGCTCGCGGCTGTAGTGCGGAATGTCCTCGATCACGCGCCCGGCAGCCGCCGCCGCGCGCAGCAGCAGGCCCACGCAATCAAGCCCCGTCTGGTGGCCGTAGGGAAGCCCCTGCCGTCCAATGTGCCGCCAGCGGATGCCGATGCAGGCGCGGAGTTCGGCCTCGAACACGTCAAGGTCGATCATGTGGACGCTCCGGGGAATTGCAGCGCCGGGCCGATGGCCTCGGGGCGGTACGGTTCGCCGCGGAAGTTCAGATGCTGCCCGTAGGTCTTGCAGGTGGGGAACTGCTTGTCGCAGTCGGGCAGCCAATCGAACGTGTCGCCCTCTTGGATGGCAAACGGCGTGGGGAACATCAGGCCGATGGATGCGCCGGAGGTTTCCACTTCGAACTGCAAGCCGGTGTTCTTGCCGCTTGTCCATGTCAGCGTGGCCGGCGCGGTGATGCCCACGGCATCGGTGGTGAACGTGCGGTCGGCTTCTTCTCCAACGACCAGCACTTCGCCGCTGCCGCCCTCGCCGGTCAGGTCGAAGTAGCAGCCGGTCGAAGCGTCACCGAACTTGGCCCGGCACGTCTTGCTGCCGCGCTCGCACACGGCGCGCTGGCGCATGAACTGCTGCACGCCGCGAAGCTCGATCAGCGAGGACTGCGAATCCTTGATCTTGACCTGTCCGACGAACCCCCATTCGATCATCGTGTGGCCGGCTGACAGGTGTTCGTAGTCCACCAGCAGCACGCGGAAACGTGCATCGCGTAGGTAGCCGCTGCGCACCTGTTCCTCGGTTAGCCCCAGCACTTCCTCGCTCGGGAAGATGATCTTGGCCTCGGCGTTGTCCACCTCGCTACCGATGCTGGCCTGGTAGGCCGAATCCTCGAAGCCGGTCAGGCTCTTGTATGTCACCAGCCCGTCGCCATCGTCGTATGCAATGTCGGTGTTGACGTTGCAATAGCCGATCACGGGGCCATTCTGCGGCGCGATCCGCAGCAGTTGCGCGGCGTGGAATGCGCGGCTCTGGAGGATTTTCTTGAGTTCGGTCGGTACGGCGCGCGGCATCAGTCAACCCTCACGGCGCGGCGCTCGACCAGCTGCACATCGGTGGTCGCAATGTCCAGCGTCTCCATCGTCATGTCGAAGTCATCGGAAGCAAAGCGCACCCACACGTCGAAAGTTCCCGACCATGTGTAGGGGCCTGCGCCCCAGTCGCTCGCCGGCGTGAACAGTCCGAGTGCGTCATCCAGCGTGCCGGACACGACGTTGCCGCCCGAGTCCTTCACAACGCAGGTGTCGATCGCTTGGATGACCCGGTCGGAGTAGGTCGATCCGAACGAGTACCGCTTCGTGAGCTGTGCCGGGGTCTTGCCGCCAGACACGACGGTAAGGGGGCTGCTCGTCACCGTCCAGTCGCCGTGATCCTTGAACCGGAACAGGTAGCACATGGCATCCACCGCGTGGAACGCGCTGGCGATTTCGGTCTGTGCATCGCGCGTGAGTAGCGCGTAGTTGGCCTGGTAGGAGTACGGCTTGTTCCTCCAAACGGCAGTGCGCACCTCCGCGCCGTTGCGCAGCTCGGCGATTTCCGTTCGCCCGCTCACGACGCGGCGGAACTGCGACGAGACTTTCGTGCTTACCCGCTCATCCACGTAGTTCTGGTACGCCATCAGCCCCTCCTAATAGCGCGCGAAGTCTCGGAACCGGCCATGCGCAGCATCTGCTGCCGCGTCATGCGGTCGGGCGTGCCATTGACCACGAAGGTCTGGTTGATCTGGCTCGCGCGCCCGCCCCCCGCAGCCGTGGCCGGCGTCACGCGGCCATCGCGCGGGGCCAGCAGGAACTGCTTGCCGCCAGCGGTGTAGATCTCGGGGGCGCCGCGTTCGTTGACCTGATAGACGTGCCCTGCAGACACTGGCCCGCCGATGGCCCGGCCACCGCCGAACAGGCCGCCCAGTAGCGAAGCGAGCCATCCACCGCCGCTGGTGCCTGCGCCATCAGAACCCATCGGGCCGAACAGCTTGGTCATCCACTGCTCCGCGATGGCCCGAGTGATCATCTCCGCGATGGAGTCCATGAAGTCGCGGAAGGCATCCTTGGCGGACTTGGCGCCGGTCACGAAGTCCGTGAACGCATCGGCACCGGCCTTGCGGAAGCCGTCCATCAGGTCGATGACGCGCTGCTTGTCCATCGCCTGCTGCTCGTAGGCGCGGGCGACGGCCAGCGCGGCCTGCGCCTCGTCGCCCATCAGGCTGATCCCCTGGCGGCGCAGCTCGTTCATCACCGCCTGCTCGGCGCTGGTGCGCCCGATCAGGTCGATCTGTGCACGCATGTCATCCAGCAGCGCGCCGATAGGGTCTGCTGCTCGGCGGGCAGCGTCGGCGGCCTGCCCATACACCCGCGCTTCCTCGGCCAGCATGGCGTTGTATTGCGCGCCGGTTGCCGCGCCGCTGGCGTGCAGCTCCTCGATCCGGCGCAACGCCTGCTCGTGCTCGTTCTGCGCCTGTGCGACCGGCCCGGACAGGCTGGCAACCTCGGCTTCGAGCCGGTTCTGGACTTCCTCGCTGGCCTTGGCGTAGGCCTGCGCCTCGACCTCCAGCGCCCTGGCCAGATCCTCGTGCGACACCTTGCCTTGCTTCGCGGCCTGCTCCAGCTCGCGCATGTTGCGCAGGTGGTTTTGCTCGACGCGCTCCAGCGGGCCTTCCAGCTCGGCGCGGAAGCGGCCCACCATGTCGTTGAAGCGGTCGCGGGCACTCTGGATGCTGGCGTCGGATGGGCCACTGCTGGTGCGGCTGGTGCGCCCCCTCGGCAGGCTTTCGGCGTAGCGGGCGCGGGCGGCGGTGATCTGGGCGGAGATTTGCGCCTCGGTCTTGCCGGCGGCGATTCCCACCCTGCGGATCTCGACGATCTCGCGCTCGAGCCGCTGGCGCCTGTCGAGGTTCGACAGCTCGATGCGGGCGAACTCCCTGGCGGCCTCCATGCGCACGCGCTCGGAGTTGCTACCCACGGCGCCCGCCACGCGCGGCACAGATACAGGCGTGGCAGGCTGCGCGCTGTACATGTCGCGGAAGAAGGCCAGGGCGCCCGTCGGACCGAATCGCTGATACCAAGGACGATTGGCCGTCTTGGCGGCCGTGGCCGCCAGAAACTCGGCGAAGTTCTGCACTTCCGCCAAGGCTTCAGACGCGCCCTGCTTCGCCTCGGCCCACAATGCCGCCAGGTGCGGCCGCGCGGCCTCCGCGGCGGTCGCCACCGCATTCAGACGATCCGCGTAGATGCGGGCCGCTTCCGAGGCCGCATCCTGTTCACGCCCCTCGTCCTGCAGGGCGCGCACGCGGTCGAGCTGCGCCTGCGTCAGGAAATGCTCAGTCTCGTTGAGCTTCAACAGCGCATCGACGGGGCTGCGGGCGATCTCTTCGAACTTTTTGACCGTCGTTTCGATGCTCTGGCCGGTCGCTGCCTCCATGCGGGCGGCAGCGGTCGCGACCAGTTCGAACTGCTCGGCGGTGATGCGGCCGCTCGCGGCGGTCGCCTGCAGTGCTTCGACGGCTTGACCGCGCGTGACGGAGCCCAGCGCGGAAATCGAATCGCTCAGCGCGTCCATCTGCGCGACCGAGGAATCGACGTAGTTCCCCGTGGCGATCAGCGCCTTGTTGAACGCCTCGGCCCGCTCGACTGCCTGGAACCAGGCAAGGCCAAGCGCACCTATGGCCGCCGCTGCTAGGGTCAGCGGGTTGACCAGCCCCAGCACGTAGCCGCCCATCGCGCGGATGGCCGGGCCGATGCCGCCGAACATGTCCTTGAGCTGGCCGCCCTGCTGCAGCAACACCTGCAGGGGGCGCTGGCCGGAGCCGAGGGCGGTGGCGATGTCAGTGAACTGCGCCGGCAGGCCGCGGGTAGCCGCCTGCAGCTGCTTGGCCGACAGGGCGGTCTTTTCCATGCCCTTGGCGGTGCGCGCCGCCTGCTGCTCGGCCTTGGCGCCGGTCTGGGTCAGCTTGCCAAGGTCGCGCTCGGCCTCGGCGATGCCCTGCTGGGTCACGCGGATGCCGAGCGTTGCGATGCTCTGGGTCACTTCTTTTCCTCGGCGAGTGTGCGCAAGGCCTCGTCCTCCATCACGCGCAGGTCATCCAGCAGGTCGGCCCGCTTGCTGGCGGGCACCCGGCGGATGCGCATGAGGGTTTCGGCGGCGGTGTAGTCCAGCCCGACGGGGCCAGAAAAGCCCATGCGCCATTGGGTGCGCAGCTGGATGAAGGTGAAGATGGCCGGCTCGGTGTCCGGCCAGTATTCGATGGCGTATTCGTCCTCGACATCCTCCAGGCGGAGGCCCATCGCGGCTAGTTCGGCTGCGTTCGGATCGCCCTGTTGCAGGCGCCGAGCAGCCGCCCTCAGTTTTTTACGCGGGCGCCCCGCAGCTCATCGAGGTAAGCGGACACGATGACCAGCCCGCTGCCGGGGTAGTTGTTGCACAACCGCTCGACGTTCTCGCGGTTGAACTCGTCCTCGAGTTCCCAGCCCACCACCGCGTCGAGCACGGACTCGACATCGGTGGCATCGCGCGAGCCTTCCACCCACGCGATCACCTCGTCGCGGGTGCGGTGTTTGAACGTGAGCAGCACCTCGGCCGGGCGCGAGCCCGGCACGGGGATGCCCACCTTCGCCTTGAAGGTGGGTTCGGGGTTCAGCTTCAGCTTCGCCATTCGTCAGCCTCAGGTCGCGTAGCGCGAGACTTCGGGGTTCACGTACGTGGCGGTCATCTCGACGGCCATGATCTCGTTCACCGTGAGGGACGGCATGGAGCCGATGGAGATGTAGGCGTTGTAGGCGATCTTGCTGCCGTTCGGCATCGACAGGCGCAGCGCGCGCGGCACGCGGTCATCGTTGGCCGCCTTCACCGCCACGTAGCCCGGCAGGGCGGGATCGTCCGCGATGGAGATGGTCAGCTGCGCCGGCGACTTGAACGTCGGGATGCGCACGGCCGCGTCGGCTTCCAGGAACTGGTAGTCGGCGAACTGCTGCTCGCCGCCGCTGGTCGCGGTGCTCAAGATCTGCTGCACCTGCGTCCACGTGGACACCTTCTTGAACGACCCGGTACCGCTGCCGGCCGCGAACACGCTGGTGTTGGTCGTGTCGATGCCTTCCAGTTCGAAGGTGCTGGTGGTGCAGTTGTCCACTCGGAAGGTGCGGCCGTTCAGGCGCGACCAGCCACTGGTCAGCACGATGTAGTCGCCATCGGCCAGCCCGTGGGCGGTCGCGGTGAGCACGGCCGTGCTGGCGTTGGTAGCGGCGCTCACGGTCACGGCCGAGCCGTACGCGCTGCCGATGTGGATCAGCGAGCCATTGGGCAAATTGACTGCCATTGTCGTTTCCTCGGGGTTGAGGCCCGCCGCGCGGGCATAAAAAAAGCCGCCCGGGTGGGCGGCCGTGGTCATGCGCTTGCGCGCGGATCAGGTGGTGTCGGCGCGGTACTGGAACGACGCCGGCAGGATGTAGCGGTCGGCCTCCTGCGAGGCCGGGCCAGCCGATACCGGGCTGATTACTTGCACGGTCAGCCCGGTGACGGAGATCAGCTGGTTGTTCGGGAACAGGGCGGCCAGTTCATCCAGCACGCCTTCGGCAGCGCCAGGGCCGGCGCCAAGCGGCGCGTTGATGTTGATCTGGTACAGGCCGCGGTAGGCGCGGTGCGTGCCCTCCAGCGACTGGCTGGCGGTGTCAGCAGGCAGCAGGAAGCCGCGCAGGTACAGCTCGGCCGGGCCGGTGGGCGTGAACTCGACGTTCTGGAATGCCACCCGCAGCGACGGCACGCGCGCCGCGGCCCAGCTGTAGAGCCTGGCCTCGATGGCTTGGCGGCACTTGCGATTGCTCACTTGGCAGCCTCGCGCGCGCGCGCATCGACGAACGACTGGAACTCGGTCACGGTGACGCGCACCATGCCGGCGGGGGCTTGTCTTTGAGAGTGGCCGTACTCGACAGGGATCGCATACGGCAGGCTGTTCGTGATGTAGATGTCCAGTTCACCGTAGGCGCGCTGGATGGTCGCGGAGCCGCGCATGATCGTGGCCTGCCCGCTCTTGTCTGTCTCGACCGTGGTGCGAAACGAAGGCGCGCCGAAGCTCACTGCCCAATTAGCGCGCAAGCGCCCGCCGACGTATCCGGCCGGAGGCTTTGACTTCCACAGGCTCGGGTTGCCAACCGGCGTGCGCATGACCACCTTGGTCAGCATGTCGATCGACACCTTGCGCACCACGGTGCGCGCCTGCTCGGGCGCGGCCTTGGCGAACTCGGCCAGCGAGAGCGTGAACGTCTGCGCGCCGGTCGGGAAGTTAGCCACGGATCTGCACCTCGTAGAGCACCGGCACGCCGGCCGGACTGACGGCCTTGACCGCGATGACGCTGTAATCGACCCCGTTCCACGTGAAGCGGTCGCCCTGCTCAGGAGTGACAGCCGGCGCGCAATAGGCCAGCTGGTCGCCCTGCTTCACCAGCGTGCCGTCGATGTATTTCTGCGCGTAGTCGAACACCGCCGCCGTGGTGGCGTAGCTTGTGTACGTCTGCGTGCTGGTGCCGGTGGCCGGGTCGTAGGCCGTGCCGCTCTGGCGCTTGAGCGTTGCCGGCGCGCCGAAGCGCTCCAGCAGGCGGGTGGCCGTGGCTGCAGTGGCGGGGTAGTTGAAGCTCAC